GAAGGAATTGAGACAGAAGTTGACGGAAGCTCCGATGCAGTCGAAGCAGATGTCAGCGACACCGCCGCAGAATAAAAATGCTGGCGCTGAATTGCGCCAAAAATTAAATGCTGCGAAATCAACATTGGGAATTAAAGATCTCAATGTTAGCGCAGCTGCATCTGGTCACGAGAAGGTGATGAAGGCTGTCGAAAAAAATCCAAAAATTCCATTTAATCAAATCTTGAATAAACTATCATCAAACGAAAGAAGCAGTTATATTGCTGCAACTTCGCAGGTTCCATCAGATGCATTGGGATCAGATGTTCCAATGAATCGTTTTCGTCGCCAATTACAAGTATTGAAACCTAGTGCTGCTAAAAAGCCACTAATGAATTCATACGACATTCTTGATGGCGATCAATTGTGTGAAGCAACATTGCGTGATGAAGTTAGCCCACCACCAATGCTTGTATTAAAAAGAACAGGCATTCGTATTTTCCCTGATGGTCGTCGCGTTGCAATGTATGTCAATGACAAAATGGGATTAACATTTACAATTCCATATCGTCCAACAGGCACAAAGACAGATGACGCAACTGTTCCTGGATCTGTATCAGAAGAGATCATGGAAAGCCTTGAACAAGTTGCAGCGTTTGCACAACAAGACAATGTAACATCACACGCAAAGCATATGAAATTTGCTGACGGTAGCAAATTAAAAGTCAGTCATGGTGCAGCAAAAGCCATTCATATGGTTCATGGCGCATTAAATGACGAGAACAAAAAGAAATTTGCTGATATGCTCACAACTCCAAAGGGATTCGAGAAAGCTGCTCATTTTGCATTGAGCAAAGTAAAATTCTCTATTGGTGACAAATGAGTTTAGTATCAGAAATTGTCAGAGAAATTATTGCTGAAGCCAACATTCAAAAAATTGGTCGCAAAAAACTTATTCGCGCTCGTATTCGTGGCGGCAAAGTTCAAAGACGAAAAGTCTTTTCTGCTGTAAAAGGTTTTACGATTCGTGGCGGCAAACTCGTTCGTATGAAACCGCAAGAAAGATTGCGCAGAAAAATGGCTGCACGAAGAGCAAAAGTAAAGCGTAAAGCAAAGATGGCTCGAGCATTAATTAAAAGAAAAAGATCTCTCATGAAGAGAAAGGCATTGGGGATACGATAATGAAACTAATCACAGAAACAATCGAATCTGTAAAGATGATCACCGAAGAAAAGAACGGTGTAAAAACTCTTTACATTCAAGGTCCATTTCTCGTTGCAGAAATGAAGAATCGTAACGGTCGTATGTATAAGACTGACACTCTTGCAAAAGAAGTTGGTCGCTACAACGAAGAATATGTTTCTAAGAATCGCGCATTCGGTGAATTGGGTCATCCTGATTCTCCATCAATCAATTTAGACCGAGTATCACACTTGATCACCTCACTCAAGCAAGAAGGTAATCAGTTTATCGGTAAAGCGAAAATTCTTGAAACACCAATGGGTAAAATCGCCAAGTCCTTAATGGAAGGCGGTGCTACTCTTGGTGTATCGTCACGAGGCATGGGTTCACTTAAAGAAGTGGATGGTGTCAATGTGGTTCAAGACGACTATTATCTAGCCACAGCGGCTGATATTGTAGCGGATCCATCCGCGCCAGGTGCTTTCGTTCAGGGTATTATGGAAGGCAAAGAGTGGGTTTGGGATAATGGCGTAGTCAAAGAACTTGATGTTAACGCTTATTACAATCAAATCAAGAATGCAAAGCAAAAACAAATTGACGAGATCTCCTTAAAAATATTTGAGAACTTCTTGTCAAAACTTTAAAATTTATAAATAATATTACTTCTTCAGGAGTTTAAAACAATGAGTAAGACATTATCAGAATCCGCTGCAGAAATCCTAAAGGCATCAATGTCAGCTGCCAAGGATCCAGCGCAAAAATTACCAGCCGAACAAGATGATCTTGGCGGTGTAACAAACGAAAAGCCAGAAGGCGACGATGTCGGTAAGAAGGCTGCTGCTGCCGTTGGTGAAGCACCAAAACCTGGCAGTTCAACAGTTGCTGGCGATAAGAAAATGAATTCAGTCAAATCAGCAAGTATTGCAAAGCCAGTTGTTGGCAGCGTACAGCCTGGACTTGGCGAAGAAACAGAATCTTCTGAAGAAGAAGAAGTTATTTCTGAGATTCCTTCTATCAACTCTGAAGAACTACCTGTCGTCGAAGCAAAGCACGAAAAGGAAGAAGAGGAAGAAGAAGAAGAGGAAGATGAAGAAGAAGATGAGAAGGCTATGAAAGAAGCCTATAAGAACGACATGAAGAAAAAGCATGCCAAGTCAATGGCAGAAGATGTCGACGCTCTCTTCAATGGCGAATCACTCTCTGAAGAGTTCCGCACAAAAGCAACAACAATCTTCGAAGCAGCAGTTAACTCACGAGTCGACGCTATCCTAGAAGATATGATGACAGAAAACGATGCAATCCTTGCCGAAGCAGTTGAAGAACTCAAGAATCAAATGTCAACACAGGTTGATGAGTATCTAAACTATGTTGTTGAGCAGTGGGTTGAAGACAATCAAGTTGCAATCGAAGCAGGTCTTCGCGCTGAACTCGTTGATGACTTCATTGGTGGTCTCAAGAATCTATTCGCAGAACACTATATCGAAATCCCAGACGAGAAGGTTGATGTAGCACAAGAGCTCGCAAATCGTGTTGCAGAACTCGAAGAATCAACAGTCAAGTCAACAGAAGAAGCAGCATCAACGATTGCTTCTCTAACAGAACAACTCAATGCTGCAAAGAAGAACGAAGCAATTCGTAAGATCTGCGAAGGTCTAACTGAAGTGCAGATTGAGAAAATGAAATCGCTCGCAGAGGGCGTGGAGTTCACCACAGAAGGTGAGTTTGATAATAAGCTCGCAACAATCCGCGAGAACTACTTCCCAAGTAAAACAAATGTGAAAAGTGAGGTAAAGACTCTTCAAGAAACAGCTGTTGAAGAGCCAGAAGTAGCAGAAATTCATGGTATGATGAAACATTATGTTAATGCAATCGCAAAAACGGCTCCAAAAGCCTAATTAACTCATCTTTTTTACGGAGAGAATAAAAATGTATCTTAATGAAACATATGTAAAGAAGTGGGCTCCAGTTCTAGATCACGGCGATCTACCAAAAGTTACTGACCCATACAAGCGTGCAGTTACTGCACTCGTTCTTGAAAACCAAGAGCGCGCCCTCATGGAAGAATCACGCTCAATGCAGAACCTCTGGGAAGCAGGTTCAGTTGCAGGCGGTGGTCTACCAAACAACATCGGTGGTGGTTCATCACCTGTTAATGGTAGCGAAGGCGCAATCAAGGGCTTCGACCCAATTCTAATCGGATTGGTCCGTCGTGCACTACCAAACCTAATGGCTTATGACATCTGCGGCGTTCAGCCAATGACAGGTCCAACAGGCTTGATCTTCGCAATGCGTTCAACATACGCATCTGCAACAGCTCGTGGTGGTGAAGCTCTTTATAACGAAGCAAACACAGGTCACTCAGGTAATGCTGCTACTGGCACACAGTCAACACTATCTGTCAATCCTGGTAATGCTAACTCATCAATCTTCGGTCTTGATAACACTGGTCCTGGCTTCTCAACAGCCTTCGGTGAATCAGCAAACCTAGCACAGATGGGCTTCCAGATCGACCGTGTTGCTGTTACAGCAAACACTCGTGGTCTACAAGCATCCTACACACTAGAGTTGGCACAAGACCTCAAGGCAATTCACGGTCTCGACGCAGAAACAGAATTGACAAATATCTTGTCAACAGAAATTCTCGCAGAAATCAACCGCGAAGTCGTTCGTACTGTTTATGCAACTGCTAACGCAGGTATCACAAACAATGCAACAGGTAATGTCTTCAACCTATCTTCCTCAAGCGACACAAGCGGTCGTTGGCAGGTTGAGAAGTACAAGTCACTCTTGTTCGCAATCGAAAGAGCAGCCAACAAGATTGCCAAGGACACTCGTCGCGGCAAGGGCAACCTAGTAATCGTCTCAACAGATGTTGCTTCAGCCCTCGCAATGACTGGTCTTCTTGACTACAACTCAGCACTAACAGGTCAAACAATCTGGTACAGACTATGTCGTAGTAGGTTACAAGGGCACCAACGCTTATGACGCTGGTCTCTTCTACTGCCCATATGTTCCACTACAGATGGTTCGTGCAATCGACCCACAAACCTACCAGCCAAAGGTTGGCTTCAAGACTCGTTACGGTCTCGTAGCAAATCCATTCGCAACTGGCGCTGGCACAGGTGCTCTAGCAAACGACACAAACATGTACTATCGTAAGTTTGTTGTCCTAAACATCAACCAATAATTGATGTGCTAGTAAGTTATTGCCGACTTGATAATAACAATAAGGCAAAGAACTGGGGGGAGTCGAAAGACTCCCCCTTTTTTTACACCTAAATAATTGATATGGCGAAGATTATTCTTCTATCTGACTTAAAAGACCTGCGAAAACAAAAACAGCAGGAGCTGAAGTATTACTCAGAAAGATTAGAAGAATTAAATAAGAAGATGTTTTTTATTCGTAAAGAAATTGAGTTGACTAATTTTATTATTGATTTAATTGAGAAAGAAAACATTTTAGATTTACGGAAACTAATAGATGACAGCACTAACTCGCACACCAACAAATACTGACTTACTACAAAGTACAAAATTCCGAGTGACCTTTGACCGTCTACCTGGAGCAACATACTATTGTCAGTCAGCAAATCTTCCTGGTGTTTCTCTTACAGAAATTGTGAGATCCACACCCTTCATTGATTTGTTTGTTCCTGGTGAAAAAATGATTTATGATACTTTCAATATCACATTTCTAATTGATGAGGATCTTCGTGCTTGGACTGAGTTGCACGATTGGATTCGTGGAATAACTTTTCCAACAGATTTTAAAGAGTATGTTGATCTTTCTCGTCAAGCAAAGGCACCATACATCCGTGGTCGTGAGAAAAACAAACCACAATACTCAAGTGCTATCATGACAATGTTTACAAACAAAAACAATCCAAACTTCCGTGTCAAGTTTGTTGATTTGTTTCCTGTTTCTTTGTCCACTATTCTTTTTAATTCTATGGACAGCGCGGAGAATATTGCTGTCGCCGATGCGACATTCCGCTTTGCTTACTACGAATACGAAAGAATCTAGTAGTTATTCTTGAGAGTTCGTTCAAACCAGACATACTCATTATACTGGTTCAATCCTTGTAAGACAACTATTGTCCTGACTTGTCTTTTGAATTATATTGATGTATAATTCGATGTATGAAACTAGAAACACCTCCACTCGAAGAATTGATGACTCAATGGGAAAAGGATTCCGAAGTTGATACTACGGAACCTGGCAAAGAGATTCTCCGCATTCCATTGATTCATAACAAATATAACAAGTATTTGTCATTGCATAATCTTGCAGCAAAGCGAGCAGGATTAGAATACGACAAACTCAAGAAATTGAAGTGGATGTATTACACTGGTAAATTAGACCAAGAAGAATTAGATAAACTTGGTTGGGAACCATTTCGTTTTACACTCAAGTCAGACATCTCTGTTTATCTTGACGGTGATGAAGACTTAAACAAGATGAAACGAAAAAAAGCATATCATGAAGAGGCTGCAAGTTTTTGCACCAATGTCATGAAAGAACTCAACAATCGCACCTGGCAATTAAAAGAGTATATGGGCTGGGAGAAGTTCATTCAAGGTGCTAGATGATTGAGCATGTCGTTGTTGAGAAAGTCAGTAATATCTATGTTCAGGTTCACGCTGACGATGGCATCATTCGAGAGATGTCAGAGTTCTTTACATTCTCAACTCCAGGCTATCAATTCTCACCAGCCTTTCGAAACAAATATTGGGACGGTAAGATTCGTCTGTTAAATACGAACACCAAACAGATCTATGTTGGTCTTGTTCCGTATATCAAAAAGTTTTGCAAGGATAGCAATTATGGTTTTGAATATCTCGACGAAGAAAAAGAAGTTCACCCAATTGACACAAAGAATCTCGCGACTGCTCTCTCCCTTCCATTGGAGCCAAGAGATTATCAGTTACTCGCGTCTAGCGTTGGACTTACGAAGAAGAGAACTGTACTCATTTCACCTACCGCGAGTGGAAAATCGCTAATCATCTACATGATGATTCGCCACTTGTTGAATAGTGGTAAGAAGCGCGGATTGTTGATTGTTCCTACGATCAACCTCGTCACTCAGATGCATTCTGACTTTAAGAACTACTCCAGCAACAATGGCTGGGATGTAGACAAGTATTGTCAAAAGATATTCGGTGGTGAAAGTAAAATTCCAGATACTGATTTGATTATCTCTACTTGGCAGAGTATCTACGACATGCCAAAGAAATACTTTACTCAGTTTGATTTCATTATTGGCGACGAAGCGCATACGTTTAAAGCCAAGTCATTGACAAGCATCATGACCAAACTTATCAACTGCGATGTGCGTATTGGTACAACTGGTACACTTGATGATAGTAAAGTAAACAAATTGGTTCTTGAGGGTCTATTTGGTCCAGTGTTTAAAGTAATCTCTACAAAAGAACTCATTGAACGCAAGCAGTTGGCTAATTTTAGCATCAAGTGTATTGTGTTAAAGTATCCAGAGATTGTATGTAAGGCAATTAAAGGCTTTACATATCCTGACGAGATGAATTTTTTGACTCAGCATGAAGGAAGAAATAACTTTATATGTGATCTTGCTATTAATCTCAAAGGCAATAGTTTAATTTTATTTACTTATGTCGAAAAACACGGTAAGATACTATATGAATCGATTAAAGAGAGATGTGGTAATCGCAAAGTATTCTTTATTCATGGTGGGGTTGAAGCAGAAGATCGCGAAGCAGTGAGACATATCACTGAACAGGAAAATGATGCGATCATTGTAGCGAGTTATGGCACATTCTCAACAGGTGTGAATATCCGTAACCTACATAATATAGTGTTCTCTTCTCCAACAAAGAGTAAGATTCGTTCTCTACAATCCATTGGTCGCGTGCTGCGTTTAGGTGAGAACAAAGATGCTGCCACGCTTTATGATATCGCTGATGATTTGCGTTATGGTCCTTATACAAATTTCACATTGAAGCACTATGAGGAACGAGTGAAAATCTATAGTGAAGAAAAATTTCCTTTCACAACCAATAATGTAAGGATAAATTAATGTCAGAAGATCCAGTAGTTTATAATAGAGGCGAACTTCGTTTTGTTCGCCTTAAAAATTTTCCAGATGATTTAATTGGGTATGTGACATATAAAGATGAGTGTTTAGTTATTGAGACGCCACTTAGAATTGAGATTGAAACTCTTTTTGAAGAAGGTAGGCAAATTCTTGCAATGCAAGAATACTTACCTCAATCAGTTATTGAACTGAGAGAAGTTGAGATTCCTATGTCTGATATACTATTTGCTGCTCCAGTTCGACCAGAATTTTATGAGCAGTATGAGTATGTAAGTGATTTCTTTTATAATAACACACATAACCTAAAGAACCCACAAAAGAAAAAATCTAAAAATAAAAAAGTTGAAGACGTCGAAGAGATGCAAGAAAACGTTGTATCAATTTTAGAAGCATTAGCAAAAAAAGACAAAGGACCAGTACACTAATTTATGGCAAAAAATCATTATATTAACAACAAGGATTTCCTCAAGGAAATGACTGCATATCGCACTGCCATTCGCAAGGCAAAGAGACTTGGTCAACCAAAGCCTCAGATCCCTCGCTATGTTGCTGAATGCTTTATGAAGATCGCTGAGAATCTTTCTCACAAGCCAAACTTTTTGTCATATACATTTCGCGATGAGATGGTTGCGGATGCAATTGAAAACTGCGTGATGTACGTTGACAATTTTGATCCTGCGAAATCAAGCAATCCATTTGCCTATTTCACTCAAATAGTATATTATGCATTCTTACGTCGCATTCAAAAAGAAAAGAAGCAGTTATATGTTAAGTATAAGTCTACTGAGACTGCAGGTATTCTTGATGAGTTTGAGTTGAATGAAAACGAAGATGGTACGTTCAGACAATTTGAATTGTATGAAAATATCTCTGAGTTTATTCAAAACTATGAGAACGCAAGAAAAGTTAAAAAGGCAAAGAAGGCTGGACTGGAGAAGTTTGTAGATGAAGATAGCAATCCTGGGTGATACCCATTTCGGAATGCGCGGCGACTCTATCGCATTTCATAATCATTATCGAGACTTCTATCTAAATACGTTTTTTCCGTATTTGGTGGACCATGGAATTAGGACCATATTTCAATTGGGTGACTTATTTGATCGTCGGAAGTATATCTCTTTTCAGTCTCTTGCTCTTTGCCGTCGTTACTTTTTTGATCAACTGGTAAAGCATGATATACATTGCCACACTTTGCTTGGCAATCACGATATCTTTTTCAAGAATACTCTCGAAGTCAATTCACCTGATCTACTTTTAAGAGATTACAAGGATCATGTAATTCTTTACGACAAGCCAGTTGCTTGGAGTGGGGTTGATATCATTCCTTGGATTTGTAAAGATAATGAATTAGAGATTGCTGACTTCATCAAACGCAGCGATAATCATCTATGCTTTGGTCACTTTGAACTTGCTGGCTTTGAGATGGATCGTGGCAATATCTGTCATGATGGAATGGATCCAAGCGTATTGAACAAGTATGATCTCGTTTTGTCTGGACACTTTCATCACAAGAGCAACAATGGTAGTATTGTCTATGTTGGTACTCCTGGTGAAATGACTTGGGCTGACTATAACGATGATCGCGGTTTTCATATTCTGGATACAGAAACTCGTGAATTGACATTCATCCCAAATCCTGAAAGGATGTTCTATAAGATTAAGTACAACGATGATGAAATGTATTACAATGATATTGTCAATGCTGATTACTCATACTTGAACGGAAAGTTTCTCAAGATTGTCGTAGAAAAGCGTAATAACTCTTTCTTGTTTGATACTCTAATTGATACAATTACAAAGGCTGCTCCGCTGGAAGTTGCAGTTGTTGAAGACTTCTCTGAGATCACTGACAATGTTGAAGTCGATATTGACCAAGCAGAAGATACAATGACAATCTTAAATAAGTATGTTGATGGCTTGACATTGCCAGTAGAATCAGATAAAATAAAGACAGTTCTGCGCGATGTTTACAATCAAGCATTGTCCATGGAGACCGTGTGATATTCTTTTCTAAAGTTCGATACAAGAACTTTCTTTCCACTGGAAAT